TTTATTCAATATCGAACGCGATGCTAATCACATTGCACAAGATACTCGTAGAGGCAAAGGCAACTTCATCGTTTGCTCTGCAGACGTTGCAAGTGCATTAGCTATGTCTGGTGTTCTAGACTAAACTCCAGCTCTTTCTACAAACTTAAATGTAGACGACACAGGCAATACATTCGCAGGCGTTCTAAATGGTCGCTTCCGTGTTTATATTGATCCATATTCTGCAAACCTAGGAGCTGCTAATCAGTTCTACATGGTTGGTTATAAGGGTTCTAGCCCATATGACGCAGGTATGTTCTATTGCCCATATGTTCCTCTACAAATGGTTCGCGCAATCGATCCTAACAGCTTCCAGCCAAAGATCGGCTTTAAGACACGTTACGGTTTGATCGCTAACCCATATGTAACAGGTAGCAACGGTTATACACCAGATGCAGATTCATTCACAGCATCACGTAACCAATACTATCGTAAGACTAAGGTTATTAACCTAATGTAATCAACCGACAATAAGATCGGACTTTAAGGGGGAAGAAATTCCCCCTTTTTTGTCTTTGCACAGGCTATAAATATATAAGAGAAAAGGAACATTATGGCATATACGGCAAATATCAGTACTATACAAAATAGTTTTTACAATTCGTTACCTAAAACTTATGATTATCTAAGACCTAACGCATTTAGGTTTAGTATAAAAGATGTGCCGAATGTTTCGTTTACTTGTCAATCTGCAAACATCCCCGATTTACAATTAGGATATGCAGTTCAACCTACTCCGTTTGTGGACATTCCTACTATAGGTGACAAATTAGCCTTTGGAGAATTAAATCTTAGATTTTTAATTTCAGAAGATATGTCAAATTATTTGGAAATATATAGATGGTTGGTAGCATTAGGATTTCCGAAAGATTACAACCAATTCTCAACATTTACGCAAACTAGACCTAGTAGATTTCCATTTGTTACAAGACTTGATGGAAGAGAAGAAATTTTGGCATACTCGGATGCAACTTTAACGATTTTAGACTCGACAAATACAGCTAAAGTAAATATAATATTTAAAAATCTGTTCCCTATATCATTGCAAGCTCTTGATTTTGATATAGCATCAGCCAGTGTAGAATATTTCACAGCGATTGCATCGTTCAAATATACTATTTTCGAAGTAGAACCCTTATAACATAAATTGGAGTTATTATGAATCAACCAAAAAAGAAAATTACCCCTATGGCTTTGCCTAAGGTTCCTTCATTACCAAAGGTACCTAATGCTGGAGGCACCCCTCCTGCGGATCCAAATCAAAATAAATTGGAAGTTAGATTAGAGGATTTGCGTAAAGAAAGAATCTTTATTGCAACTCCTTGCTATGGCGGACAATTAACTGAAGCATATTTCAGATCAACAATCCGATTACTTACATTCTGTAATCAACATCAAATTCCTATTGCGTTTGGTACTATTGCAAATGAATCATTGGTAACACGAGCACGTAATGTTCTTGTTGCTTATTTCCTACAAAGCGACTTTACAAGGTTGATGTTTATTGATGCAGACATTGAATTTCAGGTAGAGGATGTTATTAAACTAATTGCACACAATAAAGATGTTGCAGTTGGAGCATATCCTAAAAAGGGTGTTAATTGGCAGCGTATTCGTGAAAGTGTTAGACTAAAAGATGATGCATACACCGATCAACAAATTGCATCGTTTGGTAGCGACTATGCCATCAATTTTAAATTTATTAATCGAGATGCAAAACAAATTGCTATTGAGCAAGGGCTGATTCGTCTACATGATGGAGCTACCGGCTTCATGATGATTAAGCGCGAAGTTATTGATAAGATGATTGCCGCATACCCTGATCTAAAATATAACAACGATCTAAACACTCCGCCGGAATTGAATCCTCATTTCTATGCGTTCTTTGATACTATGATTGATCCTAAGGATCGACGATATTTGTCTGAGGATTATACCTTTAGTCGTAGATGGCAAGACATTGGTGGCGAGATTTGGCTTGATCCTTCAATCTCATTGAATCACTATGGTTCGTTTAATTTCCAAGGCAATCCTCAGCAAATTATTCAAGTAGGCTAATCAAAGGCTTTATATTATGAAATTGACGGAGTTGCAAGACACTTGGGAACAAGACTGCAGAATCAATGAATTAAATTTGGGACAGGAGTCGTTAAAAACTCCTAACCTTCATGCTAAATATTTGAACATGCTATCTTCAGCCAGACTTAATCTTCGTAAAGCAGAATCTAGTTATCTTAATTGTCGACGCTTAAAGTATCGATATTACAGAGGCGAAATGACGCAGGCGGAACTTGAGCAAGAAGGTTGGGATCAATGGCAGGGAAATAAACCATTAAAAAATGAAATGGATGAATTCTTAACTGTTGATTCTGATCTTGTATCTCTTCAGGATAAAGTGGAATATTTTAAAACGGTACTATACCAATTAGAACAAATTATCCGTTCAATTAATAGTAGAGGTTGGGATATAAAAAATGCTATTGAATGGCAAAAATTTACTAACGGCATGATGTAATGTCAGATATCCAATTATCCAAAAAAGATGAAGTTTACCTTAGAGTAAAGTGTGAACCTTCCTTGGGGCAAGAATTAAATGACCACTTTTCATTCGATGTACCCGGAGCCAAGTTTCATCCTTTATACAAATCTCGTATGTGGGATGGCAAGGTTCGTCTTTATTCTTTATTTACTCAAGAATTATATGTTGGCTTAAAAAGCTATCTTGAAAGATTCTGTGAGGAAAGAGATTATACTATCGACTACTCTAATTATGTAGAAGAAGCGGATGCCGCAACTTATGACATAGTTAGAAAATTTTGCGAAGATCTTAATATCGGATCGAATGGCAAACCTATTGAAATTCGAGATTATCAGATTGATGCAGTATTTCAATCTATAAAAGATTCAAGAAGGTTATTGTTATCTCCTACTGGTTCAGGAAAATCTCTTATCATTTATTGTTTAATTCGTTGGCATGAGAGATACGATAGACGGCAATTAATCTTAGTACCAACCACTTCCCTTGTAGAACAAATGTATTCCGATTTTCAAGATTATTCTTGTTTAAATGGTTGGAAGGCATCGGAACAGTGTCATCGCATTTACGGTGGTCACGAAAAATCAAATGAGTATAATGTCATTATTAGTACATGGCAATCATTATATAAATTGCCAAAAACTTTTTTTGCAAACTTTAAAACCATATACGGCGATGAGGCACACAATTTTAAGGCAAAATCGTTAACAAGTATTTTAAATAAATGTACATCATCTCCTTTTAGGATTGGAACTACAGGTACATTGGATGGAACCAAAACACATAAGTTAGTTTTAGAAGGTTTGTTTGGTTCAGTATATAAAGTTACTACGACAAAGAAACTTATTTCGGATAACACATTGGCAGATCTCGAAATTTATAATATAATATTAGAATACAATGATGAGATGCGAAAAGGATTAAAGGGCAAAACATATCAGGATGAAATGGATTTTATAGTCCAATATGAACCAAGAAATAAATTCATAAGAAATTTGGCAATTAAACAAGAAGGCAATACTCTTGTACTATTTCAGTATGTGGAAAAACACGGAAAAATATTGTTTGATTTAATACAAGAAAAAGCAGAAAATAGAAAAGTATTTTTTGTCTTTGGCGGCACGGACACAGATCAACGAGAAGATATTCGACGTATTACTGAGTTGGAAAAAGATGCTATTATTGTTGCTAGCTATGGAACCTTCTCTACAGGAATAAATATTAAGAATTTGCATAATATTATTTTTGCATCTCCCTCTAAATCAAGAATTAGAAATTTGCAATCTATTGGCAGAGGATTGAGAACAAGTGAAACTAAAAAGAGCTGTAATCTATATGATATCGCAGATGATTTAACATGGAAAAGTAAAAAGAACTATACGTTACTTCATATGATTGAAAGAATTAAAATATATAATGATGAGCATTTCAACTACAAATTAGTAAAGGTAAAAATATGATAAATGATCTTTACTACAAATATGTAAAACTAGTATCGGGCGATGGTATAATTTGTACTACTCTAGATAACTATGAAAATTTATATGATTTAAAAACTATAAAGGTATCTAGTCCCGTAGTATTAAATCCTGTACGCATCCCTAGGGGAGATGTGTTAGTAGAATCTTACATAATGTATCCTTGGTTTAGTTTTTCAGAGGAAACAGAATATACAATACCAACAGCGCAAATTTTATTTGCGGTAAATATTAAAGAAACCTTGAAGAAAAATTATTTAACTTATCTTTCTAATAGAGAAGACGAGGGCGATGATGAACTTATGGACGATGATGAATTTGAAGAAGATGAAGAACTTTTTAATGCACTTTTAAATACCCTAGGAGATGAAATACATGAAGACAAAGAAAATCAAGAATCCGGAGACGGACCTAATATTGGAAGAGTTGGAAGAGTTACAAGAAGACTCCACTAAAACTAAACAGACTGCACATTACGTAGATAACAAAAAATTCTTAGCTGCTCTTATAGATTATAAAGCAAGTATAGATGCGGCTCGCGCAGAAGAAAAACCTACCCCACAGGTACCCAAATATATCGGCGAATGCTTTATAAAGATTGCTACTCATTTATCGTATAAATCTAATTTTATAAATTATACTTTTAAAGATGATATGATTTCAGATGGGATTGAAAACTGTTTAACTGCAGCAACAAAATTTGACCCATCCAAATCATCAAATCCATTTGCATACTACACGCAAATTATTTACTTTGCCTTTATTCGTAGAATACAAAAAGAGAAAAAACATCAGGCAACCAAATACAAAATTATTGAGAATTTGGATTTAGATTCCATTATTCAAAATAGTGATGATTCCGATGCAAGTAGACAACTTGTGGATTATTTGAAAAAGCAATTGGATAATATTGATCCTGAGAAACGGGAAACTCCTGCAGAAACCAAAACAAGAAAAAGAAAATTGACAGAAAAAGATCAAACTATTGTTGACTTCATGAACTAAAGACTATATAATAGACTATATTAACAACTAAATACTTTATATTATGAATGATTCTAAAAAAGAAGTCATGCTTATTCTACAAGAAGAATGCGCAGAAGTGACACAGGCAATCTCAAAATGTTTACGCTTTGGAATAGATGGTGAATATAATGGTGCTACTAATCGAGAAAGATTGACTGAGGAAATCGGTGATCTTATAGCAATGATTGAACTATGCTACGATAACGACATTGTAGATTACTTACAAGTCAAAGAAGCACAGCATAGAAAATTTGATAAATTAAAAAAATGGTCTACAATATATGAAACTGAAAATATCTGAATTATTTTATAGTATACAAGGTGAGGGTCGCTTTATGGGCGTCCCTTCTATCTTTTTAAGAACCTTTGGTTGCAATTTTACTTGCGGTGGTTTTGGAATGCCAAAGGGGCAAATGAGTGAAGAAAGGTCAAAAATAAATGCAACATCTTTTAAGAATTATCGGGATCTTCCTTTGGTCGATACTGGGTGCGATAGCTACGCTAGTTGGGATGTCAATTTTAAGCATCTTAGTCCCGTTATGGACATTCAAAGTATCGTTACAAGAATATTGGCAGAGTTACCGCACAAGGAATGGAAAGACGAGCATCTAGTAATTACTGGGGGCGAACCTTTATTAGGATGGCAAAAGGCATATCCTGATTTATTGGAATATAAAGGAATGCGAGATCTTGCCGAGCTTACTTTTGAGACTAATGGTACTCAAATGTTAGGTGCAGATTTTGAGGAATATTTATTTCAAGATTGGACTAGGTTTGGTCGCAGATATAGCAATCTAACATTTTCGGTTTCTCCCAAATTATCTGTATCTGGGGAGAAATGGGAAGACGCAATTAAACCAGATGTTGTGTCTCAATATCAAAGTGTAGGGTACACTTATTTAAAATTTGTAGTAGCAACAAAAGAAGATGCAGAGGAAGCAGAGCAAGCAGTAAATGAATATCGTAAAAAAGGTTTTGGTGGTCCTGTTTATCTTATGCCTCTTGGTGGCACCGAGCGGTTGTACTCTCTTAATAATGGCGCGGTGGCAGAATTGGCATTGCGAAAAGGTTGGAGGTATTCCGATAGATTACAGATACCATTGTTCAAAAATGCCTGGGGAACATAAATAATAATGCTACACAAAGGTAGCAAATTTCAATCATCATATCCGTGTAAGGAAGGATTCAAAAATGTCATACAACAAAACAAAAACTGACCCTGAACTTGGTCTAAAG